TGTGATCATTCCACAAAGTAGCTTGTACTGAAAAGTTAATATTAAGAGGGCGACTATTGTCGCCCCCCAATCTATCTTTAACTTTCATATTCCTCCGTGTAATCTGCGTATTTAGAACGCAAATGATCTGCATATTCTCTAACCATTTCATCAATAGCATATGACATGTCATCATCATCATAATAAGCCATTTTTAATTGGTCATAATCTTTATGATTTTTGAATGATTTAATAGTATCACTAGTAATTACATCCAAATCTTCATCATTCCAATTATCCTTAATTAGATCATCAATTACTTTAATTGCGTCATCAGTAATTTTATCTTGAAATTCAATCAAAGATTGTTTTACTTTACCCATTCGATACCTCCGATTTTTAGACTTGTTAAAGTCGTTAAGTTAATAGACCTCCACGCCTTTCGTGGGTTATCTTTATTCTTCTTTAAAATGTTCACATCTAAAACCTCCAATAGATGTTCACGATTTCCAAGAAGATCGCCACCAGCAAAAAACTTTTCATTGGTGGGCAATTTACAAAGCATAGTTCTTTCATCTCCATTTGCTTTTACAAATGTAACAGAAAACATTTTATTCTTTGCACTTTGCTTTATATTTTCTTTTTTAAGTTTCATATAATCACTCCCTTAGTTATTATATATAATCTCATTAAACTATAAGTTATCCCATGTATACAAAAAAATTAAATTTTTTCTGTAAATTTACAGTTTTTTTTATTTTCTTTTTAATGTGTGTGGATAACTTTTTAATTATTCCTAGTTCCAGTTCCATCCGTGAGGCTCATTTTCTGCTTCTTGCCAAATCATAAAATCACAACAGGGGTAACCCCTAAAAAGAGCGTAGCACAATATAGGTTATTGTATATATAAACTTTTGCACATACAGAGTATATGGTATAAACATCTGATGTCCGAAGTAGAACAATTTAAGCGTATAGTTAATTATGATAACATGACTCCTGAAGAGTTAGATGTTCTCAAGAAAAAATTATTATTACGTAAAAAAACATTTCAATTGAAAACATTGGCTCAAAGTAACTTCTTAAAATTCGTGAAGCAAGTGTGGCCAGAGTTTGTAGAGGGTCCCCATCACATAAAAATTGCAGAAAAGTTTCAAGACTTGGCGGAGGGGAGGATAAATCGACTAATCGTAAATATGCCACCCAGACATACCAAATCAGAATTTGCATCATTTTTATTTCCAGCATGGATGATGGGCCGTGATCCAAGGCTCAAGATTATTCAAACAACACACACAGCAGAATTATCCTACCGCTTTGGTCGTAAGGTTCGTAACCTCATGGAGGAGAATGCTTTTCAAGATATCTTTGATGATATCAAACTATCACAAGATTCTAAAGCGGCAGGCCGTTGGGAAACAAATAAAGGTGGAGAGTATTTCGCAGCAGGTGTTGGTGGTGCCATCACAGGACGTGGTGCTGATTTATTAATTATTGATGATCCACATTCCGAGCAAGATGCATTATCAGAGTCGGCACTAGAAAATGCATACGAGTGGTATACATCTGGTCCGAGGCAACGTCTTCAGCCAGGAGGCAAGATTGTTATCGTCATGACGAGGTGGTCTACGAAAGATTTAACAGGTCAACTCATGAAAGCACAAACAGATGTTAAAGCTGATCAGTGGGACGTGATTGAGTTTCCTGCAATCTTGGAAGACAAACCGATATGGCCACAGTATTGGAAATTACACGAGTTGGAGTCGGTCAAAGCTTCATTGTCATTGGCTAAATGGAATGCACAGTGGCAACAGAATCCTACCTCAGAAGAAGGTTCCATTATCAAAAGAGAGTGGTGGAAAATTTGGGAAAAGCCCTCTCTCCCTAATTTACAACATGTTATTCAAAGCTACGATACGGCCTATAGTAAAAAAGAAACTGCGGACTTTTCAGCTATTACAACGTGGGGTGTATTTTTATATAATGAGATTACGCCTAACATAATACTGCTTGACGTTAAAAAAGGGCGTTGGGACTTTCCAGAACTTAAAAGAATCTCGATTCAAGAGTATACGTACTGGGAACCAGAGACAGTAATCATCGAGCAGAAGGCTAGTGGTACACCGCTAACACATGAGTTGCGTCGTGTAGGAATTCCTGTTGTAAACTTTACACCGAGCAAAGGTAATGATAAGCATGTTAGAGTTAATTCTGTTTCTCCTCTTTTTGAGGCGGGACAGGTCTGGGCACCAGAAAAAAAGTGGGCTGAAGAATTGATTGAAGAATGTGCTGCTTTCCCTTATGGTGACCATGACGATTTGGTTGATAGCATGACACAAGCATTGATGCGTTATCGTCAAGTTGGATTAGCTGTGCATCCAGAGGATTATGAGGATCCGCCGATGTTAGAACAGTTACCTATGGAAAGAGGATACTACTGATGAGTTTTGTCAAAGGGTTCACGGTTCAAGAAACCAAGAAAAAGAAAACAAAAGAAGATAAAAAAGAGGCTTCCTTTGCAAATCCTAAATCAAAGTATTATAAATTCGTGCAACCCAGAGGTTTCGGTGGTATACAAAAGAAAAAACAAAAGAAAACCTTAATTACGTAGGAGGCAGGATGAGCAAATTATCTAGAAGAGAAATGATAAGATTAATAAATATACAGGATAATGAGGGTGGTGGACCAGGTAGCGTAAGTGGTGTTCTTGAAGATAGAATGAAAGAGTTAGATACCGATGAGGTAAGAGAAATTTATCTTGATATGTTTGGGGACGAAGCTAAAGCTAAAACAAAAAAACCTAAAAAAGTTGCCACGGCTAAGGGTGGTGGCATGATTAGAAAGTTTGCATCAGGTGGTGCTGCTCTTAGAGGTTTTGGGAAAGTAATTAAATAGGAGGTAACATGGTATCAGACAAAATGAAAAACGCTCTAAAAAATTTAGAGAACTCTATAAAAGAGATTCCTTTATTACCGTCAGAATCAAAACTGCTACGAGACGAAAACAAAAGGCTTAAAAAGTTATTCTCGGAGAGAGAAGAAGCGAGAATAAAAAAACGTGGTGGCAAAAAACGTGGTGGTATGGTCAAGAAGTTTTCCTCTGGTGGTGCTACTACAAAAGGATTGGGGAAGGTAATTAAATAATGGCAGTAGATAGACCAGTTAATCCAGAGAATACAGCTCCTTTGACTGATGAGTCACCAACAGATGTTCAATTAGTTGAGGATATTGGTGCAGAAATCACACCTACAGAAGATGGTGGCGCAATTATTGGACAAATGGAAGAAGAGATAACTGTTGACTTTTCATCAAATCTAGCAGAAGCTCTTGATGAAGACGAGCTCAAAAATCTATCAAGTGAGTTAAGACAACAATATGAAGATGATAAAGAGTCACGATCGGATTGGATAGACTCGTACACAAAAGGTTTAGACCTATTAGGATTTAAATATAATGAACGCTCCCAACCGTTCCAAGGAGCGAGTGGCGTGACGCATCCACTGTTATCAGAAAGCGTCACACAGTTTCAATCACAAGCCTATAAAGAGTTATTACCAGCAGGTGGTCCAGTAAAATGTAATGTGGTTGGTGATATAACTCCAGACGTTGAAGCACAAGCGCAACGAGTTAAAGATTACATGAACTATCTTATTACGGATGAGATGGAGGATTACGATCCTGACATGGATCAAATGCTATTTTATTTACCACTAGCAGGTTCTAGTTTTAAAAAAGTTTACTATGATGCTGATTTAGCAAGACCAGTTGCAAAGTTTGTGCCTGCAGAGGATTTAGTAATTCCATATCTTTCAACAGATTTGGATACAACAGAGAGAGTTACACATATTGTTAAACTAACAAGCAATGATTTAAGAAAGGCTCAATTTGCAGGATTCTATAGAGATGTTGAATTAAAAGACCCCTACGAAGAAGAGTCAAAAACACAAGAAAAATATAATGACATACAAGGTGAAACAAAACCTAATAATGCTGATATTTATAATCTTTTGGAGATGCATTGTGATTTAGATTTACCAGGTTTTGAAGACACGGATCAAGGTGAACCTACAGGAATAAAAATTCCATACATAGTTACAATTGAAGAGGGAACAGGAAAAGTTTTATCTATCTATCGTAATTATAGACAAGATGATCCTACAAAAAGAAAGACACAATACTTTGTTCATTATAAGTTTTTACCTGGTTTAGGTTTTTATGGCTTCGGTCTTATTCACATGTTGGGTGGACTTAGTAGAACAGCAACAGCTACTCTTCGTCAACTCATCGATGCTGGAACTTTGTCTAACCTACCCGCTGGTTTTAAAGCAAGAGGACTAAGAATCCGTGATGATGATAATCCTTTACAGCCAGGTGAGTTTAGAGATGTTGATGCACCATCAGGAGATTTACGAAATGGATTACTACCTCTTCCTTATAAAGGACCAGATCAAACACTGTTCGCCTTACTAGGTTTTGTTGTTGATGCGGGTAGAAGATTTGCAGCAGTAGCTGACCAAAAACTAGGAGAAGGCTCACAAGCAAATCCAGTTGGCACAACCATGGCTTTATTAGAGCAAGGTTCAAAAGTCATGAGTGCAATTCACAAAAGATTACACTATGCACAGAAGAGAGAATTTAGAATTTTAGCAAGAGTTATTGCAGAATTTTTACCACCAGAATATCCATACATGGTAGCTGGTGGAAACAGACAAATTAAACAACAAGATTTTGATAATCGTGTTGATATTATACCTATTTCAGATCCAAACATATTTTCTATGGCTCAACGTATTACGTTGGCACAAACTCAACTACAATTAGCACAATCTAACCCACAAATTCACAATTTGTATGAAGCATACAGACGTATGTATCAAGCAATGGGCATACAACAAATAGATCAAATACTTCCTCCACCAGCACAGCCACAACCAATGGATCCAGCGATGGAAAATTCACAGGTTTTAATGCAAAAACCACTACAAGCTTTTCCAGAACAAGATCATATAGCTCATATTGAGGCTCATCGTGCCTTTATGTCGTCATATTTAGTCAAAAATACACCAAATATTATGGCATTATTACAATCACATATCTCTCAACACACAAGTTTTGTTGCTAGAGCAGAAGTAATGACTAAAATTCAACCTACAATAGACCAAGAAACAGCTAAATTTGGTGGACAATTACCTCCACAACTACAACAACAGTTTCAAATACAGATTGAAAGCCAAGTTGCACAAAGAATTCGTGAATTAACCGAAGAAATGGTAGCAGAAGAGCAAGAATATTTAGAAGGTTTGACGCAAGATCCACTAGTTACACTTAAAAAGGAAGAATTAGGGTTACGTGCGGAAGAATTAGAGCTTCGTGCACAAAAAGATGGAGAAAAGCAAGCTCTTGAAGAGCAAAAAGCTGCGATAGGTGCACAACAAAACCAAGAAAAAATAGATAATGCAGATAAACACGCAACAATTAGAGAAGGGATATCACTTGCAAAGCTAGGTGAAAGATCTTAACTATAAGTTATGGACACTCCATCAGAAAGATTACAAGAATATTTTACAGGTTTGATGTCAATAGTTGATCAGTCAACAAGTTCACAAGAAGATCAGATTTTAATGGCAGGAGCTATGATTGCAGTCGCTAAAACTTTATATTATGATAATTTAAGTGAGAATCAATTTAATGTAATGCTTGATAACAACCTAAGAGACTTGATAAATCTCATAAAACCGACTATACATTAATCATGGCTAAAAAATTTCCAGATCTAACAGGTGATGGCAAAATAACACAAGCTGATATATTAAAAGGCAGAGGTGTTTTTAAAAGAGGTGGACTTGCAGAAGCAACTGCTAGACTAAAAGCAAAAGGTCTAAAAAAAGGTGGTGCTGTCAAAGGTAAAAAATCTGGTAGATTAGCAAAACGTGGCTATGGAAAGGCAAGAAAATGAAGTTTAAAAATGCAAAAATGACTGAGGTTCCTCAAAAAAATCTTTTTCCAAATCCTGTTGTGGCATCAGACGCAGCGATTACTTATTCGCCGTTTGTCGTAAAACAGAACAAAGGAGCGGGACCAAAAGGACAAACTAGTAATGCTCAAATTAAAAAAGTAGCATTCAAAGGCGTAAAGTAGTATACTTTACAACTTTAACAAAGGAGGTTTCTATGAAACTTTTATCAGATCTATGGGCTCATCTCAAAGAGTGGAGCGACTGGAGTATGAAGGACTGGATTAAAGCTGGTATTGTGGCAATAATCGTAATCATAATTATAGGAGCAATCTAAAAGAACATGTGGCAACTATTAGCAAAGCCCTTACTTGGCGTCGTCGCTGATGGCGTCAAGGGTTTTGTCGAAACAAAAAAAGCAAAACAAGAATTAAAACTTACAACAATTAAAGCAACGCAGAAACTTAAAGAAGACCAGATAGCTGGTAAAGTTGCTTGGGAACAAAGTGCTGTAGATCAAATGAAAGGATCGTGGAAAGATGAGTTAGCCCTCATTGTTCTACTTCTTCCAGCCGTTTTAGTCTTCACGCCTTTGCAAGAACACGTACATCAAGGGTTTATCGCCTTGCAAGACCTACCATCGTATTATCACAATTTGTTATATATTGCGATATCTGCCAGCTTTGGCATCAAGGCTGGATCAAGTGCGATAGGTATGTTTAAGAAAAAATAACAATTGGCTTATTTAAATCATAATTTACCTCCGTTCAGTGCTTACATTAGAAATGAGTATTTGTATGATCATGAAAAAGGACATGGTGAGTTTACTATGTCGGACGTTCATACTGTAAATAGTTTAGAGAGAAGAGCATTACTATTTGAATGTTTGTTACCCAATGGTGTAAACTGGACACGCAGGCCAATACACGCCTTCTGTTGGAAGAAAGATGCACCAAAGCATCCACTAAATATACATATGTATTGGGATTGTTTTTCCCCTTATGTTGATGTTCAAAGAAGAAATAGATTAGCTAACTGTAGAGCGGAACTTGTAGACTATACAGGTGTCAAAAGAAAAGGGACATACATGTTTACAATAGATTGGGCGTGGGAAAATAAAGCAGGTATGTTGGATACAAACTTTAGTGAAGACCCAGAGCATAAATGCGCACACATGTTTAGGATGGATGATGGTAACTTTTTTGCTTACCCAAACAATAGAACGATTTGGTATGATGATGCTTTTATGGAAGAAAGATTAGTACAGAATCCAGGCTACAAGATAGATCAAAACTTCTACACGGTGGAGAACACAAGAGAAGAAGACACTAAAACTGATGACTCTTACATGACTCAGTTTGAACGTTCTTAGTGAAAATATTTTTTGACCACATTACAGGTCAACTAACACACCATGATCTTATATACTCATTAACTCTGGCAGAGTTTGAGCCAGATGAATATGATTACGCTTTTGATAATGGTTGGATACCATTACCTTGGTATTATATTAAAATGAATAAGTTAACATGGCTTAACGCAAGATCTTCACGAATAATATTAGATAAATTTACATTTAGTAAAAAACAAAAGTATAAATTAAAATCAGAAGTAACCTTTAAAGTTGTAAATAAAATAGATGAGGAAACAAAGAAACAGCAAGGAGATATATATAGAAAGTATGCAAAGTATAAAGGTTATGATGAAGAAGATTTCTTTGCTTTTAGAGAAGATCCAATAGATTGGAAAACATTTTTATATTATCAAAATGACAAACTCATAGCATTTACTGAGTTTTATGACTTTGGTAAACACTTGTTTACTGGCTCTTTTGCGTGGGATTATGAAGATTATAAGCTAGGAGTTGGGACATTTGCTACGTTGTCCGAGATCAAGTGGGCGATAGACAACGGCTATGAGAAGTATTACTTATCTTACGCTTACGAAAAGAGTAGCTTGTATAAAGCAAAGTATGATGGCTTTGAGTTCTGGACAGGTAGAAAATGGTTGACAGATAAAGATACCTATATAAAACTGTGCAATAATGATAGTCAGATAAATACTTTAGAGAATTTAAATGATTATCAGGAAGAATACTTTAAAATATTAAAACATTGCAATGAGGGTGTTTAAAAAAAAATGAAAAAAGTAAAAAAGAAAAAAGTAAAAAAAGTTATTAAAGGTTTAAAGAAAGCATCAAAGCTACATGCTGGCCAAGCAAAAACTTTGCAAAAAGTAATTAGAGGTAAATGAGTTACGAGGAATTATCTAATTCTGTAAAATTAAGTGAGGGATTTAGAAATAAAATATACACGGATACAGAAGGATTCGATACAATAGGCTGGGGTCATAAGGTGGTTCACACAGATCCTTTTGTTCCTGAAAAAGAATACACAGAAGAAGAGTTACAAGAGGTCTTTGATAAAGATTTAGGTAAAGCGATTAATCAAGCAAAACAATTAATGACAGAGCATAGCATCGATAGTTTACCAGAAACAGCAGAACACGTGATAACGGAAATGTGTTTTCAACTTGGTAAATACGGCGTGGCAAAGTTTAAAAATATGTGGAAATGCTTGCAAGAGGGCAATTTTATTGGGGCTTCATACGAGATGCTAGACTCCAAGTGGAACAAACAAACTCCAAACCGATGTAAAAAATTGTCTGAACAAATGAAATCATGCGGTTAGAGAACTTTTTTACTTACTATAAAAAACAATTAATAGATAGACAAAAGGCGGTAGAAGAGTCTATACTAAGTGGACTCTGTAAGGACTGGGCAGATTATAAATATTTGACTGGCAAACTTGCAGCACTAAATAACGAAGTACAGGAACTCACGGACCTGCTAAAAAAACAGGAGCTAGAAGATGACTAAACCAAAATTAATTGTGCCTAAACATGTATGGGATGGTGCAGAGGCAGAAAAAAAGAAAAAAGAATTAGAAAAAATTCCTGAACCAACAGGATTTAGGATTGTTTTATTTCCACTTAAATTAAAAGAAAAAACAAAAGGCGGTTTAATTTTAACCGATGAAACTATTGCTGAGTCACAAATAACAACAAATATATGTAAAGTTTTAAAAATAGGTCCTAGTGCCTATAAAGATAAAGAAAGGTTTCCCGATGGTGCTTGGTGTAAAAAGGACGATTGGGTTTTAATTACTAGATACGCAGGTTCTAGAATTAAAATAGATGGGGGCGAATTAAGAATCATTAACGACGATGAAGTCTTGGCAGTTGTTGATGATCCAAGAGATATACTGCCAGCTAATATTTTATAAACATGGAGAAGTCTATGCAAGGTGCAAATGAAAAAATGGTTCCTATCGACACGTCAGGTGATCCTGTTGAAGTAGAACTAAAAGATGAAAAAGAAAAAGAGGAGTCTGTAGAAGTTCAAGAAGAACAAGCAACAGAACCAGTACAACAAGAAGCAGAACCAGTACAGGAGGAGGAGCAAAAAGTTTCACGTGAAAAAGAAACAGAAGTTCCTACAGATCCGTATGAAACAGGTGATCTTGATAGTTACAGCAAAGGTGTAAAGAAAAGAATTAATAATCTCGTAGGTAGAATGCGAGAAATGGAAAGACTATATGAGGCTTCGCAAAAAGAAAACGAAGAACTTAAAAATAAATACAGCACTGTGGGTAAAGGTTACGTGTCAGAATTTGAGGGAAGAGTTACATCTGCGGTAGATGCAGCCAAGTCTAAACTTAAAAAAGCGATCGAGGATAATGACACTGCAGCTCAAGTAGAGGCTCAAGAACAATTAGCTGCGGCTAAAGCGGATACAGTTAGATTGTCCAGTTTGAAAGCCAGTCAAAAAAGAGATGAAGAACTTGCAAAACAGATGCAAGAGCAACAATCTTTACAGGCCCAACAAATGCAACAAAATCAAGATTATGGTGTGGATTACAAAGCTGAAGAGTGGGCATCTAGAAATCCTTGGTTTAATAATAAAAAACTAAAGCACATGAGAGACGTTGCGATGGCTCATCATGAAGAATTATTGCAAGAAGGATTTGACCCAACATCAGATGAGTATTATAGTGAGATAGATTCTTACATAAGAAAAGTCTTTCCAACGTACTTTGAAAAAGGTACAGAGGATAAAAAAACCGAAACGAAACAGCCCGTTCAGACTGTTGCGTCGGCCGTACGAAAAACTAAATCTGGACGCCGAGTCGTGAAGCTCACACCTTCACAAGTTGCGATAGCTAAAAGACTCAATGTGCCATTAGAAGAATACGCAAAACACGTGAAGGAAGGAGCGTAATATGACTACAAAAGGAATAAAAAAGACTGCCTCACGCAAACAAGAAACCCGTGAAAAGGATGTTCGTCCTAGGGGATGGGTTCCCCCATCTAATTTAGAGTCACCAGAACCACCAGAGGGTTTTTACCACAGGTGGGTGCGATCTGAATATCGTGGTATGGCTGATGAGAAAAATATCATTGGTAGACTACGAAGTGGGTATGAGTTTGTGAAAGCAGATGAGTATCCCGATAGAATGGATTTACCATCTGTCGCTGACGGAAAGTACAAAGGTGTTATAGGAATAGGCGGTTTATTATTAATGCGCTGTCCAGTTGAAGTAAAAGAAGATCGAGATGAATATTTCAGAGGTCTTACTGATACGAAGACACAAGCAATTGAGAATGATCTCCACAAAGAAGAACATCCAGCGATGCCAATCCATCAGGAAAGGCAAAGCAGAGTAACTTTCGGTGGCAAGAAGTCTTAATAAGTAAGATCAATGTCTCCGAGATAATTTAGGAGACTACTATGGCTAACATAGACCAAGCTTTTGGTTTAAGACCAATAGCAAAAGTTGGTTCTGCTCCTGGCGGAACAACAGGTACTACTAAATACTCTATTGCAAGTGGCGCAAGCGGAATCTTTACTGGTGATCCAGTTAAACAAGCAAACGACGGCACTGTCGTTGTAGCAACTGCTGGCGATGCGATTAGAGGAGTATTTATGGGTTGTTTTTATACAGACCCAAGTACAGATAAGCCTAGATTTAATAATACGTTCCCTAATGGAACGGCTGCATCTGATGCGATAGCATTTGTAGCTGATGATCCTCATCAGTTATTTATCTGTCAGCAAGACTCAGACAGCAC